GGCAAGGCACCTACAGCAACGTTGAGGCGTTCCGGCAGATGCTGTACCGCGACGCGCTCGGGCCGATGTTCGCGGCGTGGGAGCAGGTCATCAACGCCATGTTGACCGCCGACCTGGACGACACCGGCCTGCTGTACGTGGAAGCCGACGTGGACGCGAAACTCCGCGGCAGCTTCCACGAGGAGGCGTCGGTGATGAGCACCGCCACGGGTGCGCCGTGGCTGACCCGCAACGAGGCACGCGCCCGCAAGAACCTGCCTGAGATCGAGGGCGGCGACGAACTGGTGACGCCGCTGAATGTGCTGGTCGGTGGGCAGGCGTCCCCGACCGACACCGGTACACAGAACCTTGCGTCGGCGCCGGCTGTGCTGGTCAAGGCTGCGACCCGGCCCGCGCCGCAGCGGTACCAGTCGAAGGCGGAACGGGTCCTGTTGGCGTATTTCGCGCGGCAACGCAAGTCGGTGTTGCCCGCGTTGGGCGCGAAGGCTGACGGCTGGTGGAACGCTGACCGGTGGGATAGCGAACTGGCCGAGGAGTTGTTCGACCTGTCCACCGGGATCGCCGCCGAGGTGGGGCCTGCCGCCGCGGCCGGGCTCGGGTACGACGCCAGCGACTACGACACCGACCGCACTGTCGCGTTCCTGCGCAAGGTCGCCGAGGGGCGCGCCGCGAACATCAACGCGACCACGTTCGCGCAACTGAAAGACGCCCTGTCTGACGCTGACGCCACACCGGCCGCAGTGTTCGACCGGGCCGAGTCCCGAGCCGCCGCCGCGGCCACGTCCATCGTGACCGACACCGCGTCGTTCGCGACCGTTGAGGCAGCCAAACAGGTCGGCGCCGCGACGGCGAGTAAGACATGGGAGACCGGGCGCAACCCGCGCCCCGAGCATGCCTCGATGAACGGCGAAACGGTCGGCATCGAGGACCAGTTCAGCAACGGGCTCGACTGGCCCGGCGCGTACGGACCGGCCGACGAAGTTGCCGGATGCAACTGCACCGTCGCTGTCACCGTGGACTGACCGCCCGGCCACACCCCTTAACGCACCGGATACCCCACCCCCACCGCGGGGGGCGGGGTGTCCGGTCGCGCCCGCGTCACGCGCCACACAACAAAACATCGCCCGGGAGGGCTCGTGAAGATCAAAGACCTTTCCGTGAAGATCAAGGCCGGACCCGATGACGGGCTGGACGTGGGCCAGTTCACCGCCTACGCGGCGGTGTTCGGGAACAAGGATTCTTACGGCGATGTGCTGATGCCGGGCGCGTTCGACCAGACGTTGGCGGAGTGGGCCGACAGTGATGCGCCGATCCCGCTGTTGTGGGGCCACAACATGGCTGACCCCGACTACAACATCGGCGAAGTCCTGACCGCCGAGCAGGACGACCACGGGCTGCTGGTGACGGCGCAGCTTGACCTGGACACCCCGAAGGCGGCGCAGACGTACCGGCTGTTGAAGGGGCGCCGCGTCAATCAAATGTCGTTCGCGTACGACGTCACCGACGGCGGCGAACAGACCCGCCCCGCCGACAACGGCGCGGGCGATGAGCACTTCTACGAACTGCGCGGCGTGAAGCTGTACGAGGTTTCCGTCGTGCCGGTCGGCGCCAACGCCGAGACCGAAATCCTCGCCGTGAAAACGCTGGTGGCGGGGCTCAAAGCTGGCCGGGTCCTCTCGGCCAAGAACGAGGGCGAACTACGCGCAGCACACGCAGCCATCGGCTCGGTGCTCGCTGCCCTAGGCAACGAAAACGATCAGGAAAAAGCCACCGGTACAGGTCCGGCCAACGACGAGGACAGCCCCGCTGTCAAGTCGGAGGAGCCCAACCCCAACCCGTCCGCGAAAGCCCTGGTGACCCTCTCAATTCTCAGCCTCGCGTGAGGCAGGAAGGGGTTCCGTCGTGAACCTCAAGGAGAAGCGGGCCGCGGAACTGGCGGCAGCGCACGCAGTAGTCGAAGGAGCAAAGGATCGTGACCTCACACCGGAGGAGACCGCAACGGTGGAGGCGCACGTCGCCGAGGTGAAGGCGCTCGACGTGCAGATCGCCGCGGCCGACAAGTCCGCCGAACTGGTCAAGTCGTTGGGCTCGATGGGCCGCGCGCTGGTCAAGGGTGACGGCGTGACCGAGGCCGACGAGACGTTTGCCCGCACCTTGGGTGAGCACTTCATCAAGCACGCCGGCCAGCGCCTGAAGGATATGCGCGGGATCTCCGGTGCCACCGTGTCCGCCCCTGAATGGGTGAAGGCCGCGGGCGACACTCAGGTGGTCGGCGCGAACGGTGTCTTTCAGACACCGGTCCTGACGCAGTTCGATACCACCATCGTGACCGGGGTCCGTCCCCGGCTCGTGGTGGCCGACCTGCTCGGGCAGGGGACGCTGAGCGGTAACGCGATCTCCTACTTTGTGGAGTCCGCGATCGAGGGCGGGTTCGCCGCCGTCGCGGAGGGCGGGCTGAAGCCGCAGATCCACATCGTTGACCCGATCATCATGGTGGACCAGCTCAAGAAGATTGCAGGCTGGATCAAGTTTACCGACGAGATGATTGAGGATCTCGCGTTCTACGTGAGTGAGATCAACAACCGTCTGTTGTACGAGCTGGGGCGGTTCGAGGAGCAGCAGTTGCTCTACGGTCCGGGCACCGGTTCGACCCTGCTCGGCCTGCTGGAACGTGTCGGGGTACAGACCGAGGCCAGCACCGGCGGCGACGACAACGCGGACGCGATTTTCCGTGCCATCACGAAGGTGTCCACCGGTTCCGGCCTGGACGCTGACGGGATCGTCATCAACCCGCTTGACTATCAGGACCTGCGGCTGAGCCGGGACGCCAACGAGCAGTATTTCGGCGGCGGATTCTTCACCGGCCAGTACGGCAACGGCACGATGACGATGCAGCCCCCGGTGTGGGGTATGCGCACCGTCATCACTCCCGCGATCGTCGCGGGAACGGTCCTCGTGGGCGCGTTCAGCCAAGGCGCGACCGTGTACCGCAAGGGCGGCGTGCGGGTCGAATCGACCAATAGTCACGCGTCCGACTTCATTTCCAACCTTGTCACGACCCGCGCCGAGGAGCGCATCGCTCTCGCGGTGCGATACCCGGCCGGGTTCGTTGACGTGACGTTGGGCTGAATCTGAACGGGTCGGGTGGGGGTGTGCCTCCGTGCCTCCCACCCGGCCCGTCTCCACGGAAACCCCACAGCGAAAGGGATTCAAGGCGATGGCTGAACGACGCTTGAAGGAATACACCGTGATGATCGGTGGGCTGCCGCACACGTTGCGGCTCGACAAGGAAACCGCCGACCGGTACGGCGCGGCTGCTACGCCGGCCGAACCGCGGAAGGCCGCGGCGAAGTCCGCCACACCGCTGAACAAGGCCCGCGAGGCTGACAGCCGATGAACGCCGATGTGCCAGCCCTGTTCGCCGACGACCTCGGGTTGGAGCTGGACACCGACACCCAACTCGCCTACTCCACCGCGTGGATACGGGCGTATTGCGGCTGGCACATCGCACCGTCGATCATCGACGCGGCCACGCTCGACACGTTCGGCGGGCGCACGCTGCGCCTACCGACGCTGCACCTGACCGACGTTGCTTACGTGACCTACACCGCCGACGACTCGGTGGTGGATCCCGACGACCTGTCGTGGTCAACGGTCGGGCTGGTGGAGCGGTCCTGCGGCTGCTGGCCGCGTGGGCTCGGAACGGTCACAGTCGAATTCACTCACGGTTTCGACACCGTGCCCGAGGTGCTGCGCGCCCTCACGGTGCAGATGGCAACCCGGCTACCGGCGCAGTTCGCCAGCGTCACCTCTGAAACCGCGGGTGGTGTCACCCGCCAGTACGGCGGGCTGCTTTCGGGTCAGGCTGCCGTCGCCAACTACATGACAGCCAGCGAGAAAATCATCCTCGACATGCATTACCGGCTGTGGCCCGCGCCGTGAGCCTGCCGTCTTTCGCTACCCAAACCATCGCGGTGGTCCGCCCCGCGTGGCTCGATGACCACGGCACGTCGGTCCGCGATTGGGACCACACCACCAGCCACACCGTGACGGGTTGTTCGGTGCAGCCGGTCACCGGTTCCGAGGACGAGATCAACCGGGCGATTTCGGTCACCACGGTGGCGCTGCTGTTCGCGCCGGCCGACGCCGATATCGCCGACACCGACCGGATCAGGTACGGCGGGACCACGTTCGAGATTGAGGGATCCGTCCGCCGCTATGAGACCGGGGTCCTGGATCACCTGGAAATTTCGCTGAGCATCGTGACCGGCTAGGAAGGAACGCCCCGTCATGGCCAAGAGCGCCCGCATTGTGTTGAACCGCGCCGGTGTCCGGGAGTTGCTGAAGTGCCCCGGCGTGCAGGCAGACCTCGCCCGCCGCGCGGAGCGGATCGCCGCCGCGGCTGGCCCCGGCATGGTGGCCGAGTCCTACGTCGGCCGTAACCGTGCCCGGTCACGGGTCTACACGCAGACCCCCGAGGCGCGCCGCGCGGAGGCGTCTGACCGCACCCTCACCCGCGCGATCGACGCCGGCCGCGGCTAGTGGACGTGGTGTTGTTCCCCGACGCAGAGCAGGTTCTGTGTCAGTGGCTCGCCGCTGCCCTTGCAGCCAAGGGTGTCACGGTGCCGGTGGTGACGTCGGTGCCCTCGAAACGTCCCGCGATGTTCGTCCGGTTGATGCGTACCGGCGGTGCCCGGCACAGCGTCGTCACCGACGCGGCGTTGATCACGGTGGAGTCGTTCGCGGCGCGGGAGTCCGCCGCGTCATCGCTGGCGCAGATGTGCCGCGCGGTCCTCAACGCCGCCCCCGGCAACGTCGCCGCCGTCACGGTCTACAAGGTCCGCGAGATCGGTGGCCCGCAGAACCTGCCCGATCCGGTCACCACCCAGTACCGCTACACCCAAACTTTCGAGGTCCATCTACGCGGCGCCGCCGCCTAACCCTCGACCCCCACGAAAGGAAAACCCTCATGGCACTCGTGTCAGATAACGTCCGGGTCGCAGTGACAGGCGTCGTTGCTGTCGGCAACCTGACCGCACCGGCCCCGCTCGACGCCGACGCGGCGATGGGTGTTGCCTACACCGACCTCGGTTACGTCGGGGAGGACGGCGTCACCGAGACCCGCGACCGCAGCAGCGACAAAATCAAGGCGTGGCAGAACGCCGACACGGTGCGAGAGGTCATCACCGAGGCCGGGGTCACGCTGCAATTCGTCCTGATCGAGACGAAGTTGGAGACCGTAGAGCTCTACTACGGCGCCACCGTGGACACCACCGACGGATCCATCGCGATCGTGCCCGCCGCGACCGGTGGCCGGAAGCGGTTCATTGTGGACCTGATCGACGGAGACGACTTCATCCGCAGCTACGTGCCGTCCGGTGAAGTGATGGAGGTCGGCGATCAGGTGTACGCCAGCGGTGAGCCGGTCGGCTACGAGGTCACCATCGCCTGCTACCCGAGCGGCGGCTACTCGTTGAAGAAGTTCTACAGCTCGCTGGTCGCTGTCCCGGCGCCGTAACCCATGCCCACGTCCCGCAAGGCAACACCGCCCAAGTCGGCGCCGCGCAAGAGAGCAGCGGCGGCGCCGGCTGAACCGAGCCGCGCCGATTTCGTGTTCACCCACAACGGCGCCGACTACACCCTCCCGTCGTTCGCGATGCTCAAGTCGGGACTCATCCGCCGTATCCGCAGCATGGACGAGGCCGACGCGTTCTATGCGCTGCTCGAAGAGGTCGCGTCGCCCGAGACGCTGGCCGCGGTGGACGACATGGCGATGCTCGACCTACGCGCCATGGTGAACGACTGGCAGAAACACTCCGGGGTCCGCTTGGGGGAATAGTGGCGGCGGTCCAGCTTGTGGACGACCACACGTCAGCGTTCGTGTACGACTGGCGCCACAGGTTCGGCCTGCCGCTGCGCGAGGTGACCGACACCGCCCCCGACTGGTGGGAGTTCTGCCACCTGTTGACCAGCCTCACGAACGACCCGACCTCCCATGTCGCCGCCGCGATGGCCGGGTGGTCGCGTCCGTGGTCGCCCGAGGCGTGGATCCTCGCCGACCTGCTCGACGTGTTCATCCGCGCCAACTCCAAACGCGCCAGCAGGACCAGCGCCTACCCGCGACCCAACGACGCGCGGCCCGTGCGGTACGGCGGGGGCCGGTCCCAGTCCGATATCTACGCGGCCTTGCAGGCACGCGGCCACGACACCACCTGACCCGGGAAGGGGCTACGCCTGTATGGCGATCGAGCTGGCCACCGCGTACGTGAACCTGACGGTATCGGCGAAGGGCGTCACCGATGAGGTCCACCGCAAGGTCGTCCCGTCGGTGACCGACGCCGCCGACAAGGCCGGGAAGCAAGGCGGCAAGAAGCTGTCCGCCGGGTTCGGCGGCGGGTTCAAGTCGTTGGCGGGGCTGGCCGGTGGAGTGTTCGCCGTGTCGAAGGTCAAGGATTTCTTTGGCGCCTCGATGGACGAGGCGAAAGAGTCCATCAAGGTCAACGCGCTGACCGCCACCGTACTCAAGTCCACCGGGGCAGCGGCCGGTGTCTCGGCCACTCAGGTCGGCGACCTGGCCACCGAGGTCAGCAACTACGCCGCGATTGACGACGAGGCTGTGCAGGCTGCTGAAAACCTGCTGCTGACGTTCACGAACGTGAAGAACGGGGTCGGCCAGAACAACGACATTTTCAACCAAGCGACCAAGACAGTCGCGGACATGTCCGTTGCTCTGGGCACCGACATGAAGGGCGCGTCCATCCAAGTCGGCAAGGCGCTGAATGACCCGGTGAAGGGTGTCAGCGCCCTATCGAAGGTGGGTGTGTCGTTCACCGCGCAGCAGAAGGCGCAGATTAAGGCGCTGGTCAAGTCCGGTAAGACGATGGACGCGCAGAAAATCATCCTGAAGGAACTGCAAACCGAGTTCGGCGGCGCAGCGAAGGCCGCGGCCACGCCGGCCGAACGCGCCGCGGTCGCGTGGGCCAACTTCAAAGAGTCCATCGGCACGGCGCTGATGCCCACGCTCAACAAGCTGATGGATTTCTTCTCCACGAAGGTCGTCCCGGTCCTGGTGGACAAGGTGCTACCCGCGATCGTGAACATGTTCAAGTGGTTCGGTGACCACTCAGACACCATCGGGAAGGTGACCGCGGTACTGCTCCCACTGCTCGCCGCGCTCGGAACGTTCATCGGGATTCTACGGATCGCCACCGCAGTCACTGCGCTCTACAACGCTGTCCTGTTCGCCAACCCGCTGGTTCTGATCATCGCCGCCGTCATCGGACTCGTGGTCCTGTTCGTGGTGCTCTACAAAAAGGTGGACTGGTTCCGCGCCGCCGTCGATCTCGTGTGGGCGTTCATCAAGGGCGCGGTGCTGTCCATGAGAGACGTTGTGGTGGGCGCGTTCCACGCGATCGCATGGGTGGTCACCGAACTACCCGGCAAGATTGCCCGTGTAGCGGTAGGGCTGTGGCACGGCATCACCGCCGCCACCAGCGCAGTGAAAGACTGGATCGTTGCCCGGTTCAACGATGTGGTCGGGTTCCTGACCGGGTTGCCCGGCAAGGTCGCGGCTGTCGCCGCCCGGCTGTGGGGCGGCATCACCAGCAGCGCCGGCCGGGCGAAGGATGCGGTGGTGAACCGGCTGCAATCCATGGTGGATTGGGTGAAGGGCCTGCCCGGCAAGGTGACCAGCGCGCTGAGCAACGCCTTTGACGGGCTCGTGGGTGCGGGTAAGTCCGCGTTCAACGGGCTGGCGAACGCGTGGAACAACACCGTCGGGTCGTTCACTCTCACGATTCCCGATTGGGTGCCGAAGCTCGGCGGCAAGGCATTCAGTTTCCCGAAGCTGCCGACGCTGGCACGGGGCGGTGCACTCAGCCCCGGCTGGAACGTCATCGGGGAGAACGGACCCGAGCTGGTCCGCCGTGCCGGTGCGCCCGCCCGGGCGTTCTCCAACACCCGGTCAACGAACATGGTGGGCCAGTCCGGCCCCCCGTCGGTGAACCTGACCGTTAACTACCCGCTGCCTGAGAAGGTCAGCACCGCGCTGCCGCACCTGCTGCGCAGCGCCGCCAGCCACCTGGCCGCGGCATGAGCTACCCCGACACGTTGTTAGTGGACGGGCTCGACCTGCAAACCGTGCCCGGGCTGGTCGTGATGGACCTTGCCGGGTTGTTCGCGCCCGGCACCCGCCGCGGCGACGACGACGTGATCCCCGGCAGGCGCGGGCAGGTCGGCGCCGAACTGCCGTTCGACGCCTACGCCTTCACGATCGGCGTGGCGTTGCTGTCCGACACCGCCGAGCCGGTCCCGAGCCGCGCGCAGTTCATCACCCGGCTACGCACCCTGTCCGCTGCACTGATGGGCACTAACGGGCTGGTCACCTTGACCCGCCGGCTGGTCAACACAGGCGGCGCCGGGTACGTGGAGCACACCTGCGCCGGCCGGTTCGTGTCCGGTACCGGGTTCGACATGCTGAACGCGTCCAACGGAACGACCGAGTTGCAGTTCATCAACCTGGACGGCGCGTGGCACGACGCCGCGACCGATGCGTGGCTGGTGCCGTGAGCCTCGACCGGATCACCACCGACCTGTACGCGCGGGACGGCGTGACACATCTGGCCACCCTCGACGACGCCGTGGTGACGTGGCAAGACGAACTGTCCAAGCCGGGTACGGCGACCGTGCGGCTGCCCGTCGCACAAGCCGCAGCACTGGCCGACCGGACCGTGCTCAAGTTCACGTGGGCCGGTGCTGTCAGGTTCGGGTGCCGCGTCAACAAGGAAACCACCCAACTCGCCACCGACAATCTGTCGTCGCTGTCGCTGCACCTCGACGCACAGCCCGGCCTGCTGTCGATCCTGTCCGACGCGGTGGTGTTGCCCGAGTACAGTTTCGGCCGCGTCACCGGCAGCGAGCGGCTGTTCGGGTTCATGTCGAAACGCGGCGGCTGGTACAACGACGCCGACTGGACAGCAGCGGTCGGGTACAGCTTTGCCGACGACCCGCTGCGCACCGGGTACCCCGCCGAAATGGCGCCGGCTAACCCCGACTGGATCGGGTACGTGTCGCCCACCACCCCGCAGCCGGTCCCCACCACGTGGTACTTCCGGCGCGAGTTCATGACCTACACCGCGCAGAACGTGTCACTGCTGTTCTCCGCGGACAACTTCCTGACCCTGTACCTGGACGGACAGCGGGTCTCCTCCCCGACCCCTGACGACAACTACGCCTACCGCACCGCGGTGACCATCGCGGCGCGGCTGGAGGTCGGGCTGCACGTGCTCGCCGCGGAGGTCACGAACGCCAACGGCGGCGACACGAATGCGATGGGGCTGGTTGGGGCGGTCCTCACCCTCGACAGCCACGGCGAACCCAACGACGTGCTACTGAAAACCGACGACGCGTGGCTCGTGAACAACGGAGCGCCGGCCGCGCCGGGGTGGCGCCGCGGGCAGGTGCTGCGCGCACTGGTCGCCGAAGCCGCCGCGCGTGGCGTCACCACCGTGGACGATCTCGCGGTCGGGTTCAGCGACACCCACGACAGCAACGGCGACCCGTGGACCGACACCCCCGACGATTTCACGTTCCCGATCTACACCACGAATCTGGCCGACATAGCCAGCGACCTCGCCGAGACCGACATAGATGTGGGGCTCGACGCGGCCACCATGACGCTGAACGCATGGAACCGCCGCGGCGCAGACGTGTCCGGCACGGTCGCGCTGCACCTCGGCCGCGACGACGGGTCGCTGACCAGCTACGAAACCGCGCGCAGCACCGCACGGTTCACCGCCGTGGGCGCGCAACGCCCCGATGGTCGCTGGACC